GTCTAATAGTAAACTCTCGATTGTACATAATGGAGTTATAACACAAGAGCCTCCGGAAGAATGGTTATATAAGTGTCAAACCAAAAACGATTCTGAATTAATTCTACGAAGTCTAGAAATGGACTCACATCCTTTTATAGACTTCCCTACATCAAGTATGGCTGTTGTTTCTATAAACGAAAAGAAACAACTAACCGCGTTTCGAAATCATGAACGCCCTTTGTGGTATAGTATGCATCCAAGAGGGATTGTCTTTACCTCCACTGCAGACATTGCTCGTCGAGCTGGTCTGTCTAACCCACAGAAAACTGATCAGCTACATAATTATGTGGTTGAAAACTATGAACTTTCCGTGTATGATTGTACTGAACCTTTTGATTTAAATTATGTTTTTGAAGACCTGCAATAAAGAGTTTGTTGAAGAATTTATAGAATCACAACCTGACGGAAAAAATACGAAGTTTCTTAAATCTTCGCATAACCTCTGGTTTAGATTTAAAAATTACGACAAGCAACCACCCTATGTTTTAATGGACGAGGAAGATCCTGTCGCCTTTGTTTTCGCAACTTTTAGTAAACGATCTCGCTACATTAACCTGTATGAAATTGTAACAGCTGAGGGTCAAGAAGGTAATGGATACGCCTCTGAAATATGGGAACGCGTTATGAAGAAAGCCTATGATTCGGGTATGGAACGCCTTAAGATCTCTTGCACTCCATCCAGCGTTAGTTGGCATAAACGTAATGGATTGATATTCTGGGCAGTAGACCCAACTGGTTCACTAAGATCGGATCAGCCATTGTTTCCAAACATACACGAGCAAAATACGTTTAGAGAGCTGGCTATTAAAGAACCCTCTCTCGCGTTCCCGAAAGACAAGAAGGTCATTGATCAGCTGACTCGAGAAAGTTTAGAATCTCACGGCTTTGGAGTAAAGAAAACAGTAGCTGTCGACGAAGCGATACAAAAAGTTAGGGAATATTGGTTTCGCGAGGCATTATTACATAATAAACCACCCTCTTTGGAAGACTTTTTTGAATAGACGAGACACATTTGTTAACTGGTTTGGCCGTAGCCTTGAGATAGAAGACTGCGATTCTTCATTGTATATGACGAATTACTTTTTTGATCGGTTCGAGTATAACAAAGAGCAGCGCCTGTGGTTAACTTGGTTGTATGGCAATACCTATTACTGGCCAACTGCCTACATAATATGGAACGAGTTTCCTGATATGGAGCTTGTTGGAGAACGTAGACTGAAAACGTGGAACGATGAGAATTATAAAAGGCTACGATACCAAACAGACACTAAATGGAACAAGGGCCATTTGCCCGAGCAGTTTTTGTCTTATAAAAAATGGGTGGGAGATCGATCACAACGAGAAGCGTTGACCGAAAACTTTACTGATGATTCTGTCGATAACTTCTACAAGTTATGGAAAGAAGTGAACTCTTGGCATAAATTTGGCCGATATACTTCTTGGTTCTATATTCAAACATTAAAGCAGTGTTGCGATATTCCCATTGATGTTGACAGTTTATGGTTCCACGATTATAGTGGTAGTCGTTCACACCGCAATGGTATGTGTTATGTGGTAGACAAAGACGATTGGGTTGATCAGAAATTAGACAAACATCAAATAAACTTTTTAGAAAGCGAAGCAAAAGAATTGTTGATAGAAACTAAAAATAAGTTTCCTCGCGTTGCCGAGAAAGCAGACTTCTTTGCAATGGAGACGTGTTTATGTTCTTTTAAGAAACTCTTTCGCAAGAGCCGTGGGCGATACTTAGGGTATTACCTAGATAGACAAGCAGAAGAAATTGTACAAGTAGAGAAGGATTCCTGGGATGGTATTGATTGGACTCCAATGTGGCAAGCAAGAAAAGAAACTATCGAGAAACAGTGGTTGAATAATAAGATAGAAAAGCATAAAATGGAATGGTTCTTAGATACTGGAAAGTTTGAACAAACGACATATGGCCTTGAGGATTTTTTTGTATGACTAATGTGATGATATCGCCGATTAAACTTAATTGTGATGATAAACTAGGGAAGTATATGGAGGAGTCAGATTATGATTTCCTAGTTGAAGACGACTTGGATTTTTATGCGCCAATACAAGAGCTTGGTCGCGAAGAACCCAACGAGTCTGAATGCATTTTTAAGTTTCGTAAGAACCGATTCACCCCAGAAGAGCAGCTCGGAGCCTACGAGGGTCTTGTAGGTGCAGCCCAACCCACCCAAAACCGAGGAATGGCGGCGGGTCCAAAGGGCGAGAGACAGGGTGGACGTAACTGGTGCACCGAAGAACAAATAGAAATTATGGAGCATTTCATCAAAGGACAGAAGTCTAGTTTGTTTGATGACGGCGACCCAATAGAAAACATTAGACTCAAACATAAAAATAATATTGATCCTTCAGAGGCTCGCGGCATTGTTTGGATCAAATCTAAAATTGAATCTGAGGGTTACGATTATGAAACCTTCTTCGAGAATAAATTGTCGTTAATTCTTTCTCTCCCAGAAAATGAACGCTCTAGAGCAGCAAAAGATTTATTCGAAAACTACGTATCAAACACAACCTACGCCAACCAAGTGTTATCTGGTATTGCTGGGTTCTTTGATCGGTATCCTCGCATACCTTGGGGCCGAGCAACTTCATACACTGAGAACCATCGTGATGTTTACGAGAAGTGTTATCCGTTCATGCGCAAACTCTCGAGTGAGTTTCAGCGACTCTTGCCAGAACGGTATGGTGTTCAATATGAAGCTGCAGCGCAACTCGATCCCAGATTCAGAGTCGCTGGCGAGGATACTCCGTTCACCACTGTAACGGTGAACAAAAACTTTCGCACATCTGCTCACCGTGATGCCGGTGATCTTCACGCGGGATTCTCTAACCTATCCGTGATTGCGAAAGACAAAGAGTGGGAGGGAGGATACCTAGTTCTGCCCGAGTATAGAGTCGCGATCAATATTCGACCTGGAGACCTGTTGCTGATTAATAACCATGACGGCATTCACGGCAACACAGAACTGGTTCCTCCCAAGGGTAAGGCGCTCGAAGACATGGAGCGTATCTCTCTTGTTTGCTATTTCCGAGAGAAAATGCTAGAATTGGGTAGTTGGGAATATGAAGAATTACGACGAGCGTTTGTATCAGAGCGTAGCAAAGATACAAGCCATGCAAACTATCGTCCATTATGGAACGGCGTCTCTGCCAATATGTGGGCAACAGATGAATGGTTTGATTATATTCGAACTAATGGATCAGAAGAAATGCTTCAAGAGTATCACCCAGAAGCGTTTAATGAAATAACATCATTAGAGAGTTTTTTCGCATGAAGATAATTGCAGTTGGCGGTGTTCCAGGAACGGGCAAGACCACCATTGTTCGAAAGATAATCGATCGGATTGAGGACTGGGAAGTCGTAAAACCCGCAGACCTTCTTGATTCAATCTACAGCCCCGCTCTGAACTTATATGTTCTTGGTAAGTATCAACCTTGGTATACCGGCGAAGGTTATGCACAGGGCACAGATCGATTGAGTATGGCAGTTCAACCCAAAGCGATAGAATTTCTGCAGACGTGTAAGTCTAACATACTTTTTGAGGGCGATCGATTGTTTACCCAAGGGTTTCTTGAAGCATGTTCAGAAATTGGTGACCTGAGTATATTTCTATTGAACAGCGATAAAACGACTCTGCAAGAAAGATATGATGAGCGAGGCTCTGAGCAAAGTGAACAATTCATCCGTAGTCGCGCAACCAAATACAGCAACCTTGGTACCAACTTTGAATTAATGCCTCTGATTGAAGATTGCCCCAACAACAATTTAGATGAGCAAAAAATCATTCTAGATAAAATCGCAGAAATTCTTTAATTATCAATAAGTTACCACCCATTGTGAATTCGGTCAATTAAAGGTAAAATTACCTCATACAAATAAGGATGATCGCAGATGACTAGAAAAGCTTTTTACTTAGGCAAACCAAATTCGGATGTATCTAATGTTGAATTCATCAGGCCTGATTGTGGCTGTTGTGGTAAAAAACATTCGGCAGTTTTCAACGGTACCTATTTGAAAGACGGTTCTCCTTACTTTCGGCGAATGGAAGTGAACAACAATTCGGAGCACTCTGGTAAATTTTCTTGCCAGTCCTGCTTAAAGAAAGGTCGATCCGCAGCGGGTAAAGTCTGGGCTGCAGGCAAAGATTCGCAGACAGGTGGGTATAGAATCCACAGATTTTTCACGAAAGACTACTGCGAAAACACCGACGGGCGGCTTGGGTTTACCTGTACCACGCAACACATGCCAGACATTGGTGCTCAGCAGTATGATGTCGATCACGTTGATGAAGATCACTTCAACAACCACCCAGAAAATCTGCAGACCTTCTGTGCGTCTTGTCATAGATATAAGACTTTCATCGAACGATCTTCCGACCCTAAACACATCAAGATTCTGCAGAAAATGCTCGGTGCGCACAAAAAATCACTCAAGAATAATTCTTGGTTCACCGATAGGCTAGAGTACTACAACAGATCTGTTCGCGGTTACGACCAAAAACAACAGAAGCGGCGAGCAGCTAGTAAGGGTAACACGTTGGAAAAATTCTTTGTCTAGAATAGTGGGGTTTACAGCTAGTGCATTTGACCTGCTCCACGCGGGTCATTGCGCGATGTTACGGGAAGCAAAGTCTCAATGTGACTATCTGATCTGCGGACTACAAGTTGATCCTAGTATGGATAGACCCGAAAAGAATAAACCAATTCAAACCGTCGTAGAAAGATACGCTCAACTCAATGCAATCAAATATGTTGATGAAATCATACCATATGTTACCGAGCAAGACCTCGAAGACATCTTGAATATGCATGAAATTAATGTTAGAATCATTGGAGAAGAGTATAAAGAAGGGACCTTCACAGGCAGAGCAATCTGCGCCAGCAGAGGTATAGAAATTTATTTTAACAAACGCGATCATCGGTTTTCTACTAGTGATCTCAGGAGAAGGATTAATGAACTACAAGTTCAATGAAGATCAACTAGTACAGGAGTTAATGGAGTATGTTGACAAAACATATGATCAGCACTATGCTACGGACAAGTATCAAGCCACGGATATCATTATTGATAGTGGGCATGGTACTGGCTTTTGCTTGGGCAATGTGATCAAGTATGCCAAGCGGTATGGTCGCAAAGGTAACGCCAAAGAAGCACGTAAAGATCTCATGAAGATCCTGCACTATGCGGTCATTCAGTTGTACATTCACGACGAAGAGAACAAATCTAAGTTTGATCCAAATCGACACGATCATGGTTACCCTGAATATAACGGGCAAATAGCAGCCGGACATCATAGGTTGAACGATGTGTCGCCTGACGAATGGGATAGACTAAATCGTGTAAAAGGAGCACCTCTCTGTGGATAATGTAATTGATTTTATGGCGTATAAACAGTTCCGCGAAGATATGGAAGATGAGAAACTACGAGAAGAAGTACTGGATTTCTTTTTTAGTGCAACGGAAGGCGCACCAGATAGTTTCTCTTTCGACCTAAGCTTAGAAGATGATGAATAAACCTGCTCTCAAAGAGTCTTTAAGCGACACCATATTTGGCACGTTTATTAACTTTCCTCTCAACTATGTGATGATTGCGTTCTGTCTTTACATTGAAATGGACGCCCTCGCAATGGCTGTGTTTATGACATCTTGTTTGTTTGTTCTTGCGGTGATTAGAAAATATTTTGTTCGAACTTATTTTGAAAAAAGGAATTCAATGTGAAAAAAATTATCTTTGGGTTGATCATAATTGTTCTGGTATTGTTCGCCTTCGAAGCTAACGCCAAAGAACCTGTATCATACGGACCAATCTGCCATTATGAAGTTACACAGGTGTTTGAAAATGGTGTAAAAATAAGCGAGAATAAGATACGGAAATGCACCGAAACGATTGAAGAAGGAAAACAGAAGTTTGATCCGGATAATCGTTTCGGTGATTATGTGAAAGCTAAGGTTGTTGAAGTAGGTTTGCTTGGTATATTGGTTGCAATATCAAAATAAGGATTTATATTATGAAAGTGTTATTTGCGGTGAGTTTTCTATTATTAATGGTCGGTTGTACATCAACCTATAAAGTGAAGAAAGAGTCTTCGGACAATTCAATTCTTACTAATATACCTGAGTGGTATATTGAGAGTGAAGAGAAGCGTGGACTGCTAGACCGCAAAAATAAACACCAGTACATTTATGGTGTAGGCACTGCAGTTTCTTCAAACTTGCAGCTCTCCATTGAGAAAGCGATGATGATCGCTAAGGCTGATCTGGCAGACCAAATAGCAGGTCGAGTTAATAAAGACACCACCTACACGGTTACAGAAGCAGGTGAAGAGTCTAGCGTTGAGATGGCGACGGAAACCAATTCTACTGTAAGAAATGTAGTAATGAGTATTTCTCCAGTTGGATATGAGGAATGGAACAAAGCAGTAAGTATCACCGCTAGCAATCAATATCGGGTTTATGTTGGTCTAAAATGGACCCGTAATAAAAAGAATGCTCTTAACAATTTAATTTCACCAGCCCTTATAGGTGGCGTTGATGTAGTAGAACCAATAATTGAAGAGGACCCAAAAACTGGAGAACTGATTCTACCTATCCCTGATGAACTATTAATTGAAATGGGTTGGAGCGAGGGTGAGTGATT